TAAGATGGAGAAGGAAGTAAGTGATTGGCGCGCAGCAGAGGCCAAAGCCCGCCGCGACAACTTCAGAGACATCGTTATGGCCCGTGCAGACGTTTTGAAGACCGCTATTGAGCACCAGGACAAGAAGAGGGCACCTCTCAAGCGGTGGATTATAGAGAACGAGCTAGCCGACCACATTGACAACGGTGTGGGCAAGGAAGACATACATTACGGCTACGTTCCCATTGAAACTATGGCAGAGTACGCGGCAATGGACACGTTCCTGACTTACGCTCTGTACGACTACCTTATGAACACCTTGAACATGACACCAGAACTGATGAAGGTGTACATCAATGAAATCAAGCTCTGCAAGATGCTGGTTGAGACTGAGGAGCACGGTGCGCTCATTGATAAGCCCTACCTCAAAGATTTGGAGATTGAGCTTGCCAAGGAATGCGAGGATGCCAGGAAGAAGGTCCACGCCCAGCTTGGTCCTATCAACCTGGGCTCTGGCGTGCAGCTAGCCGAGGCTTTAGAGTCTCAGGGCGTCGTGCTCACAAAGAAGACCCCAGCAGGTAGGTTCTCCACAGACAAGAAGGTCCTAGAGAGCCTCAAGGAAGACTATCCTATCGTTAGTGACATTCTGTACCTTCGTGGGTCTGAGAAGATCATGAATACGTATGCCATTGGCATTCAGGACAAGCTTGTTGAGGACAACTACCTTCATATGAACTTCAACCAGAACGTGACCACAGGTCGCATGAGTTGTAGAGAGCCTAACGTACAGAACATCCCACGCAACGACACACGTATTCGTAAGGCGTTTATCGTCCCATCTGACTACTACTTTGTCTTTGCTGACTACTCTCAGGTTGAGGTGCGGCTTACGGCACACTTCTCTGAAGATCCTATCATGCTGGATGCCTACTCCAAGGACCAGGACATTCACACACGTACAGCGTGCGAGATGTTCGACCTGAACTACGCCGAGACCATTGCCGTCCTCAAGGACGAGGACCACGAGTACTACAAGAGGTTCAAGGTCCATAGAGACGTGGCTAAGACCATCAACTTCGGTATCATTTATGGTGTTGGCGCTCAGGGCCTCTCTGGGCAGATTGACAGGCCTCTTAGGTACAAAAACGCTCCAGACAGCGAGTGGGTTAAGGCTTGCCAGGGTTTCATCGACCAATACTTCGCCAAGTACCGTGGTGTGAAAAGGTTTGTTAGCCGATGCAGCCGTATTGCTGCCAAGCACGCCGAAATCCCTAACTCTTTCGGTAGGATACGGCATTTGCCCCATGTCCACGCCAAGAAGATTATGGGAGAAGAGGGCAAGTGGATGGCCGGTCGAGCAATGCGCCAAGCCCCTAACTTTGTTGTACAATCCACTGCTGCGGACGTTTTCAAGTTCGCTGCGGTCAGGGTTCACGAAGAAGTGTTCAAAAACACAAATAGTAAGGTTGTAAACCTTGTGCATGATGAGATTCAGTCTTATATTCACAAAGAGGAGTTACACCTGCTCAATAAGAAGAGGGATGTGATGGAAGACTTTGACTTCCTGGTACCTCTCAAGGTAGAATTTGCATACTCAACTACAAGTTGGGCAGAAAAGAAGGGACTCGCAGCATGAGTGAAGAGACACTAGAACTATTTGACGTGTTCAAGATTGGGGATGTAACCTTCCCCAACGACCTGAACGAGCACTTGGACGTGCGCAGCAAGAACATCAACGAATGCTTCATGGAGCATGGGGCGCTGTTTGCCTGGTACGCCACGGCATTTGAGCTAGCCCTAGATAAAGATGGTAGAGCCAAAGAGGAGCTAGCAAGAACTTATGCCCGACTAGACCACCACCACAGAAGTAGTGGCAAGGCAGCGGGTGTCAAGATGACAGAGAAGATGGTGGAGAACTCCGTAATCACGGATCCCACCTACACTAAAGCACATGGGGACTATCTGGACGCTAAACGTAACACGGGCTTGCTAAAGGCCGCAAAAGAAGCTATGATTCATCGCCGTGATATGCTCATCCAAATGGGTGCAACATATCGCGCTGAGGGTCAGTCAGATATAACTATAAAACAAGAAATGTACAAACAAGGAAAATAGTAAAATGGGTATTCTAGATAAAGTAAACGCAGCTAAGAAGCGAACCAAAGAACAACTATCGCGTGGGGGTGGCCGAGGATCGGCTCGCTTCTGGCGTCCAGAGATCGGGGATAACAAGATTCGTGTTATGCCTGAATGGGACAAAGCTCTCGATGGCCAGTTCTGGAGAGAGGTCGCACAACATTGGGGTGTCAGCGCAGACCAAAAGGGTCCTGTGCTCTGCCCCAAAGAAACACCAGACCTAGAGGGGGATTGTCCCATCTGTGAGCTGGTTCAGAGCCTTCGTGGAAACAAGGGTGATGCAGAAGCGCAGAAGCTCGCTAAGGACTTCCGTGCCAAGAAGACTTACTTCCTAAACGTAGTGGTCGAAAAGGATCCAGTGCATACCGCTCAGGATGTTGCTGAGTTCAAGCAGTCTCGTCCTGATGACGATGCTCCCTTCAAGGTTGGTTCGCCAAAGGTTCAGATCTACGCTTGTCCTCTGACAATCTTCGATCAAATCCTGGGAATCATCCACTCGTCCGGTAAGGACATTACGGATCTCCACGAGGGTCGTGGTATCCGTATCAATAAGATTGGTAATCCCAATCCTTTGATGACTCGTTACGAGGTCTACCCAGACCTTGATGCCTCTGATACAGGCTTTGACGACGACATCGCCCTTCCCGTCCTCGATAAGGTGGGATTCACGCTTGATCGCGATGGTATGTTGAAGCTACTTGACGGTGGCCGTGCAGCAGACTACGCGACTAGCCTGCCCGACAACGCCTCAGCTAGTCTCCCAGCACCTGCTCCTGTAAGTGCGGAGAAGGACCCCGCAGCAGCTGCCGATTTGGAAGCAGCAATGCGTGCAGGTCTTAACAGCTAACTGAGGTTGTAGCAGGGGGGCCGTCGCCGTTGAGGGGTGCGCGGCGGTCCCCAAAGCTACTTTGGAGGAATTATGGATAGAGAAGACAAGATCAAGGCGCGTGATGCGCTACTAAAGAAGCTTAATAAGGATCATGGGCAGAACACGATCGGTGTTTACGCCGACATGCCCAAGCTGGACATTGAAACCATCTCTAGTGGTTCCCTTGGTCTAGACGCTGCTCTTGGAGTAGGCGGATGGGCACGGGGTCGCATGGTAGAGATTTGGGGATCAGAAGCTAGTGGCAAGACCACTCTCACGCTGCACGCCATCGCTGAGGCTCAGAAGACTGGGGGCTTAGCCGCCTTCATCGATGCTGAGCACGCGCTGGACCCTGAGTACGCTGCTAATCTTGGTGTGGATATGGACGGCTTAGTCCTGTCCCAACCTGATAGCGGTGAGCAGGCCCTCAACCTCGCTCGTGAGTTGGTTGAATCCAACGCCTTCGACATTGTTGTAATCGACTCGGTTGCAGCTCTCACTCCTATCAAAGAGATTGAGGGAGAGGTAGGAGACTACCACGTAGGCGCACAGGCTCGAATGATGAGCCAGGCTCTGCGAAAGCTAGCAGGTCCAGTACATAAGTCTAAGACCACTCTAGTATTTATCAATCAGACTCGTCAGAAGATTGGCGTTATGTTTGGTAATCCAACAACCACCTCAGGTGGTAAGGCGCTAGCCTTCTACGCTACGCAGCGTGTGGAGATTGCGCGTATAGGAAACATCAAGAAGGGCGACGACGTTCCTGGCTGCCGCACTCGCTGCACAGTCAAGAAGAACAAGGTCGCTCCTCCCTTCCGCAAGTGCGAGTTCGATATCATATTTGGTAAGGGAATCAACAAAGCAGGAGAAGTACTGGACGCAGCTACGACTCTGAATATCGTGTCTAAGAGCGGAGCATGGTACTCCTATAATGGGGACAACATCGGCCAAGGCCGGGACGCTACACTAGACTGGTTCTCTGAGCATCAAGAAGAGTTTGATGTGATTGAGGCCCAAGTTCGAGCACATTACGGATTCTAATGACAAAGCCATTCGAGTTTATAGTCTTCTCAGACTTACATGCCCATAACTTTCCTTATGGTGCAACGAGGACTACCATCCCAGGTCTGGGAGGACTATACAACTCACGGCTGGCTGACACCGCTGCTGTTCTGGATGAGATTCTTGAATACGCAAAGCAGACGAAGATAGAGCACGTCGTGTTCTGTGGAGACCTGTTCCATCGTAGAACGTCTGTGCCCACGGATGTTCGCCACGTTGTAGTTGACCGACTTCAGAAGTTTGCTGATGAGGACATCCAGCTATATATGATTCCCGGCAACCATGATATGGGGGACCGCAGAGGCAACTACCACCACTTGGTAGGCCTGGGAGAGCTTAGCGAGTTTGTGCATGTGTACGACAAGACTAACGCTAAAGATTTAGAGGAAGTTCAGTTTGTGTTCCTGCCGTACACCGACAGCCTAGAAGAGGCTAAGCGCCGCCTAGAGGTAGCTGGCAACCTGGCTGAGTACTCAGGCAAGCCCAGTATCCTCTTTGGGCACCTCGGCATGCAGGGGGCTACAGTAGGAAGCGACTATGTTCTCATCAACGAAGCTGACATCACTGTGTCGGACGTGCCTAATACTAAGTTTGCTGCTTGTTTCTTCGGACACTTTCACGAGCACCAGCAGCTGTTCTCTAACGGATGGTTTGTCGGAGCGACTCACCAGCACAACTGGGGAGATGCCTACGGAAGCCGAGGCTATTTGCATGTGAAGGTAGAAAAGGGTAAAGTGGAGATTCACGAGCAGATCCGCACTATGGCTCCAGAGTTTGTCATTACTAGAGACGGCAAAACTTCCAGGGGTGAGCTATCTATGATGAAGGCTAATGACTTCGTTAGGAACATAACCAAAGATAAGTTCCTCGACCGTGAGGAGCTTAGACTGAAGTGGGAGTTGGATAACCCCCCAGAGATCGTAGTAGATACAGAAGAACAGAATACAGAGTTTTCACTCGACGCCACACAACTAAGCCCAACGGCAGTGGTGGACGAGTGGGTAGAGCAGAAGTTACCAGAGAATTTGAACAAGGAAGAGGTTCTTGCCGTAGGCAGGGACATATTAAAAGAGGTAGGACTATTATGAGTAATAAGACAAATGGCGTAAGCCTGTTGGTTTCAGACAACCACATTGCAGTGAATGCAGACATTACGTTCGCGATTGAGGAGCGAGAGGATATTCCCGCCGCTCACATTTCGGACGTAATCTATCAGCTGGTGCTGGACGGTCTCCGTAAGCACGAGGGCGCTAAGCTAGGCGAGGGACAGTACAAAGGCGTCCTGACGCTTTGCGTGTCGTCGATTCCTAAGGACGAAGAAGCGCCCGTGGACAGGCCTGCAACCGTGAACGAGAAGGCCCTGGAAATGGTTAAAGAGATTCTTCCCAATGAAGTTTCTGACACTGACACTGAGTAACTTCGGTTCCGTGGGGGAGATGACCCTCCCCCTAGCGGACCAGGGTCTAACGCTCATCCTTGGCAGGAATGAGGACGCACCACAAGCGGATAGCAATGGTGCGGGCAAATCCTTGCCTTTGGATGCGTTTACCTGGGCGCTATGGGGGAACACCGTCCGTGGTTTCGGTTCGGATGAGGTAGTCCACAATAAGGTTCATGCGAACTGCAAGGTGGGGGTCTCCTTTTCTGAGGGTAGCCACGAGTACGAGGTTATTCGCTACCGCAAGAACAAGGAGGACAAGGAGCACAAGTCCAACGATCTCATCCTTATGTGTGATGGGGCCGAGGTGTCTGGTGCCTCTGTTGCAGCTACACAGTCCATGATTGAGGACATCGTAGGCCTGGACTTCACTACTTTCTGTGCCATGATGCCCGGAGCGGGTATTACCGTTGCTACCATGACGGATGCAGAGGTGAAGGTTCTGCTGGAGAGGCTTCTCCGTACTGAGGCCCTTGGAAAGGCCTCTGAGGAGGCTAGAAGGCGTCATAGGGCGGCTACGGGTGAGCTAGCTGTCCTATCTACCCGCTTGGTTGATTTAGAGAGTTCTATTTCTGAAGTGGAGATGCGAATCACAGGCCTGCAAACTAAAGAAAGCGGGTATGCGGATCACCGGCTAGAAAAGCTTCAGGAGATAGATACGGCTGTAGCTTCCTTGGAGGAAACCAAGGCAAAAGAAGACCAGGTTGTATCTACTATTGACCCTCTAACTGTTGAGAAAGGGGAGCTAAAGACTCTGCTTGAGGGGCAAGGGGATATCTACCTGTCTTTCAAAGCAGATATTGGCAAGACCAACCTCCACTATTCTGCATACATAGCCAAGCTGCGCGAGGATCTGGTAGAAGTAGGCGTCCGTATGGAGGCTGTAGACCAGAAGAAGAACACCCTGGACGGCTTTGGGGGTCAATGCCACACCTGTTACCAGGATGTGAGCCCGGAGCATGCCCAGAAGCTTAGAACCAACCTGGATAAGAAGGAGCGTACTCTTCAGATCAAGATCGATACTATTGAGAAGAGCGAAGACCTCACCAGGGGTAAGTGGGATGGGGATAAGGAAGTTCTCCACACCCAGCTCGTAGAGTCCGAACAGAAGATAGGCTACTACCAGGATCAGATTACTAGGGTCGATGTGCAGCTGGGGAAGTGCCGGGAAGCTAAGGTAAGCTCTGGCCACCTAAACCAGCGCATTGGACAGCTCACAGAGAGAAAGGTAAGCCTCGAAGCTGACGCTAACCCTTACTCGATTTTGGTGGAGTCCGAGGAGGTGATGTTTGTCAATAAGCAACAGGAACATGGAAAGCTTGATAAAGAAATAGAAGCCCTTCGTAAGGACTTGGAAATACTAGACTTTTGGGTTGACAGCTTTTCACCTCAGGGAATTCGAAGTTTCATGTTGGAGCATGTTACGCCTCTTCTCAACCAGTTCGCCAAGAAGTACGCCGACATTGTGACAGCGGGGGAGATGGAGATCACCTTCCATACTAAGGACACCCTCAAGAGCGGAAAGAGCAAAGAGCGGTTCAACATCCAGGTCACTCAGAAGCATGGCGGAGGTTCCTATGCCTCTAACTCCTCTGGGGAAAGAGCCAGGGCCAATCTTATTATAGCTTTAGCTCTAGGTGAGCTGGCTGCCATGAGAGCAGATAAGAATATCCCATTCCGCTTCTTAGACGAGCCCTTCGAGTCAATCGATGAGGCTGGTGTAGAGGCCATAATTCTCCTGCTCAATCAGCAGCAGGAACAATATGATACTGTGTTCGTTATTACGCACCAGGATCATTTCAAACAACTATTTCCAAACAAAATGACAGTAGTCAAGAAGGGCGGGTTCAGCTCGCTGGAGAAAGCATAATGGCCGCAACAACAGTAAGAGACACCACCCAGGTATTTGTAGTTCCTGGTTCCGAAATCATGAAGCAACTAGCCGCCCGTGCTGCACAGCATATGGGAGAGACAACTAAATGTTTAGATAAGGTAGCCGCCCTTCTAAGAGGGAAAGCTGGCGGGGACTTCGATACCCTAGCTGTTCAGGCCACAGGAGCTATGCTCGCTCTGGCCCAGAATCAGCACCTAACCTCCGATTCTCTTGAAATCAAAGCACAATTAGACAGGGCTGCCTACTTGACACAGGAGAGATTGGACTTATTGTGTATACGTAGAAACTTGGATGAGCAGACCTTTTACAAGGTCTCCCTGGAAGAAGCAAAACGTTACGGACTAGTCTAGGAGATTACAATGGCTTACAATCCTGTGCTTGATGCAATGCGCCGTAGGCAAGAGTTGCTGGATGAAGAGAGTAAAATGACTAAACCTAAAAGAGAAATACCTAAGAACGCAGTTGCCTTAGTTATCACCAAAGAACCTGGTGAGGGAGAGGATGACTTCATGCTGGACCTACAGGTCCTTTCTCCCGAGACGGGGGATGAGGACAACTATCTAGTCAGCATTGCAAACCTGGCTGCTAACCTTTTAGAGAACGCAATGTTCGGAGATGAAGAAGATGAAGAAGAACTTGAACTCGATTCAGACTTCTTTGGATCTATTGATCTCGGAGAAGATTGATGCGTATCATCGGTATTACCGGTCAGGCTGGCGCTGGAAAAGATGAGATAGCTGGTAGGTTGGTGCAGAATCACGACTACACGCAGCTATCTCTAGCAGACCCAATGAAGCGCTTTGGCCTGAACGTATTCGGGTTCGACGTTATCCAGCTTTGGGGACCTTCCTCGGCTAGGAACCACTTTGACCCTGGCTTCAACGAGTGCAGCATTCGCGTTAGCCAAGTAGAGTTCAAGCCTGGGTGCAGCATCTCTAAGGTGCGAAGACACTGCGACCCCTATTGGGGTGACGCAGCTATGCGTCTAGCAGACTACGGCGAGGAGTTTGTGAACGGGCTGCTTGAGGAACCTGCCGCCAGAGAAGAAGCTTTGAATATGCTCTACTTCTGGTTCGCCTCCCTAGGCCACCACTACAATCAGCTTAGCCCACGTATCATGCTACAGCAGCTAGGCACACAGTGGGGTAGAGAGGTTTGCGGGGAAAACATTTGGATTGACAAACTTGTTGACAACGCTGGCCGTATCCTAGACGGGGAAAGCTACACCCGCGAGGAAGAGTTCACGGGAGAGGAATGTCCCCCACCAACTGGTGTCGTTGTGTCCGATGTCCGTTTCGCCAACGAGCTAGAGAGTGTCAAGTCTGTGGACGGTAAGCTTATCCGTGTTACCAGAAAATCCTCAGACCGCAAGGCCAAGAAGGTAGGTATACCGAACCACGAATCTGAGGCAGAGCAGAAGACCTTTACAGACGACCAGTTTGATGCCGTCCTTACTAACGAGGGCACGCTACCAGAGCTGTATTCAGCGGTGGACGTAGTTGCCGCAGCATTCAAGAGGGCCAAATGAAGATGAAGCAGATATTCTTCGCCGCACTTACAGCCAGGATTATAAGCCTGATATGTCTAGCGGTGTTCTTCTTCACCATGTATGCGGAGCTAGAGATTAGAACGTCTATGCAGGCTCTAGGCCTGTCCTTCACGGCGTGGCTAGTGGGTTCCTTCTTTGTGGGTATCTACAAGGACAACATAACACGTATGGCTGTGGCTAAAATGACAGACAGTGATGATGTGGAAGAACAACCAGGTGACGATGAGAAGGACGAATACCCCTCTCATCCTATTTTCGAGGAAGATGACAATGAGTGAAGAAGAAACAACAGAGCAAGAGGAGATCACTACGGAGATGGAGGAAGCTGCTCAGAGGATGTATCTGTCTGAGGTCATGCGTCAGCTGACGAACTCTGATAGGTTCAATAGATTCTTTGAGATCAACTATCAGGTTCAAACTTACTTCGATAAGGAGAATCAGACTTTTGATATTCGTCTTATTGAACTCCCACCAGAGCTTGCGGCCCAGCGCCTACGGGAACTAGCGTCTAAGCATGCAGAGGAGCACCTTCCTAAGGTGCATACGGCTACTATGGCGGATATTGCTGCTCTCAATGACATTGAGAAGCGCGGTCCAAAGGACGGCGAATGACAAAAGAGCAGTTTGCTGCTAAGGTAGAATGCGAGGGCTGGGAGTACGCGCTGACAGAGATCAGCCCCTCTCAACTGGCGGATGCTGGCCTAGCAGAGGCTTTGGCAGACACGCAAGAAGCTTTCAAGATTTTGGTGGATGCTACTCCTGAGGTGGAAGTGACTTTTGTTGTAGATGAAGAAGACGAGGATAGGGTAGAACTAGATTTTGGCTAGGAGCACCGACATTGTGGTGGGAGAAACCTACGGGGCTTGGTTGGTCGTGGAGAAGAGGGGTAAGAAGTATTTTTGCATCTGCACCTCTTGCAACAAGACCACCAGGTTCTTGCCGGGTTACAACCTTTCGTCGGGCCGAAGTAGAATGTGCAAAAGCTGTTCTACACGAGCCAAGCGAGAGACCCACGGCATGTCGGACTCACCTGAATACAATACGTGGGTTCATATGAACCAGAGGTGTCACAACCCCAAAAACAAAGATTACGAGAACTATGGTGGCCGGGGCATAACGGTCTTTCCGCTGTGGAGGACGAGTTTTGAGGCCTTTTACATGATGCTTGGCCAGAGACCCCACATAGATGACACTATCGAACGTATAGACTACAACAAGGGTTACGTGCCTGGTAACGTGAAGTGGGCTTCTCGCCAGGAACAGGTTCTCAACAAAAGCGATAACGTTGTCTTGGAGATAGACGGCGTGACTAAAACGGTATCTCAATGGGCAGAGGAAAGCCCTGTAAGTGGGTTTACCATCTACAAAAGAATCAAGAGAGGTTGGCTGGAAAAGTATGGCAGTCACAGGACAGTATTCGAACCCTCGTCCAGGGCCGAGGTGGAACCTCAACAAGGGGTGGCAACAAACAGCGAAGAAGACTCCGGTGGATAGACCCTCCCCACCACCCGTTGTGTGTACTGAATGCGGAGTGTACCTCACTCCCGCAGGATTGCGTATGCACGCTGGAAGTGAGAAGTGTAAACTCACCCAGCAGTCTCGTCCTCTGAAAGAGGCTACGAAGAAAGAGCAGGAGCGCATGCGTTCCAAAGGCAAGGCTCCAGTAGTCAAGAATGTTGCCTCCGCGCTCTTCAGAAGAAACCTAGAAAAGATGTGCGGCCTAGAGATGGCCAAAACTAAGCTTATACACACAGACATAGACTGTACGGTGCTCCCGGAGTATTGGGTACACGAGTGGGTCTACAGGATCTGGAATCAGCACAATGATGCGGGATACAGCCGCAAGGCTTACGCCCTGTTAGAAGCCCTGGACGATTTGTCTCAGGACGAGAGAGACCGAGAGATTGGTCTCATAATGTTAGGAATGTACGGCTAATGGCAGATGCACCAAGACCTAAGAGTACGAGAAAAGGAATCAACTCCAGAGACAAGGGAGGAAGGGGCGAGAACCAAGTTTGCGCTCTCCTAAAGGATTGGTGGAAGTCTGACTTTGCCAGAACCCCCAGCTCAGGTGGATTCAAAACTAAGAAGTTCCGAGAGGACTGGAATGCCGAGGGTGACGTAGTGACCCCCGACGAGACCTTCCCCTTCTCTGTAGAGGTGAAGTGGCAGGAGGAATGGACTCTAGACCATATCCTAACCTCGCCCCAGAGTAAGTTCTGGGAGTGGTGGGAGCAAGCAAAACGTGAAACCGCAGAAGGCAGGCTCACCCTGCTGGTGTTCAAGAGAAACAGAAACCCGTGGTTCGTGATGATGCGGGACCGCTATACCGCTACTCCTGCCCAAGTGAACTTCATTAAAGGTTCACCTATCCGAGTTACCGATAGGCAGGGAGAGTCAGCTTATATCCGATTGTTTGATGATCTATTAGAGGAGCCAAAGAAGTTATGGGAAAGAAAACCAAAAAGCAAATAGAAGACGAGCTTCCTAGGTGCGAAGAGTGTGGGAAGATCATCCTAGTTTGTACCTGTGAGAAGAATGAGCTAAAGAAGTGAGTCTGAAGGGTAGGATAAAGTTTACTCTAGCCGGGAATCACCCGCTATTGGGGCTGGTTAGAAACCACTTCATTAGTAGAGGGCTTGCGCTTGTGCCTTGGGACGAGGACCCGGATTTCTGCCTGATAGGGGCTGAGATCACCAATGAGGTCAACCCTCCTCTAGCTCAGCTTGAGCTACAGAAGATGCAGGTGAGTGATAAGCCCGTCCTGCTACTCTCCACCACAGACCCCGTTCTTGCAGAGGAGGACGTTAGAGAGGCCGCGTTTCTAGGCATCCACCCTTCGGCTTCAGCTATCCTCAGGAGCACCTGCATCTATGCTATAGCCGCAGAGCACCTGTTCTGGAACCGAGAGGGCTTTACCACTATTGTTAGGCCCTTCAACGTGTACGGCCCTGATATTACTTGGGGCCTTATCCACGAGACCATCATATCCTCTAAGAGGAACGAACCGCTGACCAACCCTAGAAGGCTTGGCGCATCCACCTCCTTTATACACCAGGACGACTTCCTCAAGGCGGTTGACCTGTTGTTGGCTAAGAGGGCACACGGTGTGTTCAATGTCGGGTCGGGTGAGGCTGTGACGTACATCAACCTCCTCCGTAATATATGGAAGTTCGTCAATGGAGCGGACACAGAGCCCGAGATTCTTCAGCCGTATACTGAGGTATTCGCTGAGTGGGAAGTCCCAAGAATCATAAAGCTTCACAAAACAATAGGATGGGCACCCAAAACCTCCCTGAGGTCAGGGTTGTTCAAAATGGTGCAGGAATGATCGAGATCTTCATTGACAGACTGTGCTGGAGCCTGGTTACGCAGTTTCCTTCTCGTAGCCGCATCATCAGCAACTACGGCGAAGAATACCTACTGCGCTTCTACATCAAGCACAATGGCGTGTTCCCAGGGATCTACCTCCATAGGTTCTTCCAAGGGGACCAGGACAGGGAGCTTCACAACCACCCCTGGATGTGGTCTTTCAGCCTCATCCTAACTGGCGGCTACGATGAGGAGCGCCTGGTGGGTAATACTATTGAAACCAGACGAAAGGGACCAGGAAGCCTCAACCTGCTCTCGGGCAACGATTTCCACAGGGTCAGTCTGGTGGACACCAGCAAGGGTGCTTGGACTCTCTTCTGCTCAGGCAACAAGGATAAGGATTGGGGCTTCCTCATCCAGGAGACCGGAGAAGTTGTTCCCCACCAAGAATATCTTGCAAATAGGTAGCGTATTACTTGTTTATTACGAGTTCTCGTGGTAAAATATAGGAGGTCCTTTAGATGGAGTACTTCGTTAGAGAGTTTCGTAGTGAGGTTCTGTCAGACCCACTTCCTTTCACGCATGCCGACCTAGTGGCTCGTGAGCTTAGCAGGACTAACGACTCTGGATTATCAGAGATGGTTACGTATCAAGGATCGCGTCTATTTGTAGTAGCCACGTATCTTAGAGGAACCAAACGCTACCAAGGCTTGCGTTCGAACCAGGCCGCACAATACAACTTGCCCCCCACGGCTTGATCAACTATAATTACAAGCAAGACAATGCCCAACGTATAAGCGGCCAGTCTTGTTTTGGCTTTTCAGCACAGATCACAGATAAGGAACTAACATGGCTTTAGGCATCATTGCAGACCCCAATGGTCTCTCTCAGGGCGTCTCTACTACTGTCACCGACCTGGCGTTTACTTCGAGTGCCGGTCGTGCGACTACACTCACCTCCGCAACTCTCCTTCCTCTTCTTCTCGACAACGAGTGGATTGAGATTCGCAATGCTGTAGACACTGTGAACAACGGCTTGTATCGTGTAAACGATGCCGGTGGTACAACCACAAGCTTGGCGGTTTTGGAGAAGGTCAGCGGCGCAGACCCAACGGACGCCACGGACACAATCGACACTATTGAGGTATTCTCACACTTAGTGACTGCGTCTACCACGATGGAATTCGTTGCCACCGCTGCTCCACAGGTGCAGATCATAGGAACCGCAGACCTTCCATCTATGGTAGTAGGTCAGCGATTCACTGTTTTCAACCACACCACACATGATGGCGTATATGAGGTCGTTACGGTAAACTCGGACACCTCTGACTACATCGTTACATCTCTCACAGGTGCTACCACCACGGCAGGCGCTGAAGCAGCGGATGCTCGTACTGACATGAAGAATATCATGTGGGACACCGCTGGGCTCGGAGTCTTCCTTCTGGAAGATACTACCACTGCATCAGAAGGTCACTTGGACCTTGACGGTGTTCTTGGTCAGGCATTTTACAGTAAGGCTGTAATCGACTGGAAAGATGATAACTTCCTAATCGCGAACGCTCCGTTCCCCATGCTTACGATTGACGCCGATGCTGGTAAATACCTCATTGGACAGGATCCCTCCGGTAACAACTCCGGTTGGGTTCCTAAGGATGATGCAGATGTGTCAGGCTCTTACGGTCTTCGTACTCGTAAGATGTATCGAAACATGGGATGGTCCGAAGTCTCCGCTGCAGGTACTATTGATGCCCAGTATGCTGGTGTTCGAACTCTTGGCGCTTTCTTGGATGAAACTGCCGGTACAGGCGACTTGGCCTACTACCAGTTCGGTACTGATACTACAGTTGACGATACGGTAGACTTTGCCTTTAATGGTCCTGTTAACGAGGCTGTTTTGGCCTTCAACGATATCGGCAATCCCTCCACGTTCACATTCGTTGTTGGCGCTCCTGATGATTCACTTACTCAATCCGCTGGCGACTTCGTTGCCGATGGCTTCAAGGTCGGTGGTTCCATTACGATTCGCGATGCCACCACTCCAGCGAATGATGGTACCTACATCATTAAAACTGTAGTAGCGCTGACGCTCACTTTTGAGGCTACCGTGTTCGACACGTTTGAGGTTGACCCTCTTGCGCAGGTTGCTGTTGATAACCGAACGGCTTTCACGCTCCGTCTTCGTGTTCGTACTACCTCCGGTAACACGAACGCTAGAACGTTCTCTCAGTCCGACCTGGCTGCAGCCGGTGAGACTACTCTCTCCAACCGTTTGTTCACGTTCGGTCTGTCCAACTCCCAGGACCTTGATATTACATCTTCGGATGCAACAATCACTGGTTCCGCTCCGTGGAACGTCATGTCCATTACCTACGAGGCAGTTCCAGTGTCACGAGGCAACGGTCTCGGTGGCGGCGATGGCTTCCTGGTTGGTGGTCCGTACAACTTTGGTATCATCATCGACGGCGCGACAGGCACCAACACACAGGTTTACGAGTTTGTACAGTGGTCGCTCCGCCAGGCTACCGACATCGACGCCGATGCCGACATCGCTATCGGTAAGACGATGGATGGTTTGATGCGCTTCGTTGGTCCTACCCTTGAGGTTGGCTCTGTTGATGGTGGTCTCTCCTTCCCACGTAACCCAGACGATGAGGACAGCCAAGGCGTTTACATCAATAACCTTGCAGCGGCTTCTGCCAATGACACGGTCTACTTCGACAACCTTGGAATACTGAGGAACGCTCCTCTTACCGTTTCGGTAACTCTCGACTTCAACCAGACTCTTATTGACGACACGGTGGCTGAGTACACCTTGTTCTTCGACTTCACTCGTACCCGCGCATTGACAGACCTTGTTATAACGATAGGTACGGGACCATCAGGAACGTTCGTATCGACCGGCCAGCTGTCTGCTCTGGACACAGGTGCAGGACAGTACGTTCGCGTTTCTGGGTTGACTGGTGTTGATGAGCCAATGAATGGTATTTACCAGGTCACTGCAGAAACCTCCACCTCTCTGTGGTCTGTAGAACGCTATGATGGTGAAGACATTTTTACTACTACCGTAGACTTCACGGCAGACATCGACGAGTACCCAATCGACTCCCCAGACGCTATCATCGTCCAGGACGATGGTCTCTCTGATGTTTCTGGTCTGGCCTCTTCTGACTTCAACTTTAGCTTCGACTATTCGAACAACGCGCAGGGTGGTAGAACACCAGGCGGTGACGCGGATGTGCAGTGTCGAGCTATAGGCCAGACGACAGCACAGTATACGCAGTCTTCCGTAGCGACTATTTCTACTACTGCCCTGACGATTCCGGTAACGTCCCAGATTGAACGTAACTTCCTCAATCCGTAATATTATGAGGGTCTGCTTCAATCCCCGTAGCGGAGCCCGCTTGAAAGAGTGGGATTTCGTACTCTCTCACTTCCCTCCATCATACGTTTATTTGTATGGTGCAGGGGAGGAGAAGATTGAGGCTTATCATCTAATCAAGGACGCAACTAGAATAACTACAGCAGCAGATCTACCGGAGGTGCCCCTTGTGGTTCTCTCCCCACCAGCTGCCCGTTTTCTACCAGGACAAATACGTTTACGAGACTTTAAACATCCAGAGGACTGTGTGTACCTCTTCGGGCCAGACCACGACAACCTAAACGAAGACCATCTCGGAGGAAGGGAACCAGCTTCCCTAGTCTATATTCAGACTGACACTCATTATGAGATGTACGCTCACACAGCAGCGGCCTTAACCTTGTATTCTCGGAGCCTTCAACGTGGCTGATACAATCACAGACAACAGAACGCCGGTAGATGTGGCCGATCTTAATACTAACTTCGTCGATCTGACTGGAGCCGCAGCCGGTACTGAAGACTCTGAGATTAAGATTCAGGGCGCAGGCTCTATCGGCCAGTATACTACTACTACCCGTGACGGGCTGTTGTACAACGCGGGCACTGCGCAGAGCTGGGCCGACCAGACCTTCTATATCTGGATCAACTGTGGTGTTGTTGGTCTGCTCGAAACCATAGAAAATGGTGGCCTGACTATCCGCTTTTGTGGAGCAACGGTCACTGACTGGTATGAGGTATACGTCGGCGGGTCTAACTCCTGGCCTACCTCCGTTTCTGGTGGTTGGACTCAGTTCGTTGTTGACACCACGACCGCCCGTGCCGTCGCAGTAACCAACGGCTGGACAAACGGAACTGTACCAGCAACTACGGCTATCCAATACGTAGGCTACTCAGCAATCACCGCTGCCACAATGCCTCGAATGGTAGACAACACTTGGGTAGATGAGATCCGCCGTCTTCCTACTGCTACTCCAGGTATCCTTGTTCAGGGTCGAAACGGTGGCTCTACTGATTGGACCTTCTCCGATATTATTACTGAGCTGGGTGTTTCTGTCGGAACGGCCAAGCTTGGCGCAGGTGGCTCTACAGTTCTGAACACTCCTATTCAGTTCGGGTTCGACGATACAGTCACGCACGGCTTTACTGATGTCAACGCTACTGTGCTGTGGGAGGACTGGGAGTTCGTTCCCGATAGCTACTACGGCTTCTCTGCCTTAGGAAACTCTGGCGGAACTACTAACGTCACACTTGGTATCAAGGCAGGAAGCGGAGATGACGCCACGGGCGCTCAGGGTGGTTCAATAACTTCCGCCGCTGGTGGCCCTCGCTTCGCTCTTGACTTTGATGATGCCAATCTAGACTCTATAGGATTCTACGGCGTGTCAATGGCACACGGAGCTGATTTCCAACTGGACACTACGTCGGTTGAGTTCATCTCTTGTATTATCAATGATGTAAACAGCGCTACTGTAACCAACAGCCTTCAGCTCCGCAATACTATCGTTGCAGCCAACACTGCTGATGATGTGGCCTTTATGATCACAGACGATATAGGAGATATCAAGTTCTGCTCCTTCACCTTCTCGGATGGGCACGCCATCGAGCTAACTACTCCTCGTGTAGCTTCCCAAACATCCAAGGGTAATAGGTTTACTGGATACGGAATTACTACTTCTACGGATGCTGCCATCTTCAATGACTCAGGCGGTGCAGTTGATATCTCAGCCACGGTTGGTTCCTCTGTTTCCGAGCACACGTACAAGGATGGCTCGGGAGCCTCCACCACGGTTACAGCAGCTATTACAGTCAGTATGTCGAATTTCGAAGTCGGAACTGAAATTCGTGTTTATATTACATCTACAGGAGTTGAAGAAGACGGCATCGAAACCACTGTTGCAGACCCCTGGGACGCCGCCTTACAGTCTGGTATTAACTATGACATCGTAGCCATCCTTCCCGGTTTCATTCCTATTCGTTTCGAGAGCCAGTCCTTTACTGGTGATGCAACATTTAACCTAAACCAGCAAGTAGATAGGAACTTCGAGAATAACTAATGGAACCAGAACTTCAATGGAGACGAGAGGCAGCTCATTTTGTGGTAGAGATCAAGGTTGGAACCGCCTGGGTTGAACACACTAGAGCTATGACTGACAAGGAGGCTATCTTTCAGGCTGATAAAGCTTTAGGACAATCAGGCATTTCTGCGGTTAGGGTTCTATCACATCAGATTTCTCATGTGTGTAAGAAGTTGTTCGAGGAAGAGGCAGCGGTTATTATGCGCGTGCCTGCAAAGATGGAACCAACAGGAAGAAAGCAGTCCTGCCCTATTTGCTATGACCCACAGCCAGTAGCTTCAGACGGAACCGACGAGTGGATATTCTGCGCTAAATGCGATAAAGCCTTCCCAGCATAAACTATGCCTGACATTGTTACATTCGATCCGATTAATCTTAGGATAATCGAGATCAACTCCGCTCTGGATGTAAACACGCTCTCTATTCGCGAGATTTACTCGGAATGGAAGGACTGGCTTCTTGCGGATGCGAGTCGAAAGAGATTCCCTCAAGCGTTCGCTGTTGTCGGCGGTGAGCCCATCTCTGGTACAGAGAACTTGGGTTCTACCTTTTTCCTTTTATTCCCTTGGAAGATTCGTGCTGCAGAGTACGACCATAACCTCATCCTTGAAGGAAACATCTTCACGGTCCCCGCTGGTGATAGCCCTGTTGTTGGCACCTTAGGTGATTTTCAAATCAACTATACCTTCAAGGTTTCCACGTTGGTTGAGCAGGTCGCAGGTGGAGGAGGAGGAGGCGGAGGTCTCACTGCTCAAGAAACGGCAGATGCTGTTTGGGAGGCTACAGTCACAGACTACGAAGGAACCGGAACCTGGATGGGTGGCCGAATCCTTGCGGACTTTGATGGGATACCAGACGACATCTGGAAGGCTCCGATTTCTGCCTACGTAGGGTTGACTACCGAGATGGGTGGTAAGCTTCTGGACGGCGGAATCAACGCGGGTGAAGTTGCTGATGCAGTGTGGGAAGCCACCGCTGCGAGCTATACTGACACCCTCCAGATGGGTGGTAAGCTCAAGGATGACATTCTCAGCACACCTTTGACTGAGGCAGAGACAGCGGACGCCGTTTGGGAAGCAGTTGCCGCAGGTTACTCGAACACAGCTCAAATGGGTGGCAAGCTTCAGGATGACATTCTCAGCACGCCTTTGACTGTTGATGAAACAGCGGACGCTGTGTGGGAAGCCGCCGCAGCAGCCTACACAGACACTCTCGAAATGGGCGGTCGTATCCTCGATGACCTTTCTAACGCAGGTATCTCTCAGGCTGAGGTAGCAGATGCAGTATGGCAGGCTACAGCCGCAAGCTACATAGACACGCTCCAGATGGGTGGCAAGCTCAAGGCTGACATTCTGGATACACCTTTGACTGTTGATGAAACAGCGGATGCAGTGTGGGAAGCTACTCAGAGCGCCTACACCGACCAGGGCCAGATGGGTGGCAAGCTCAAGGCTGACATTCTCGACACGCCTTTGACAGTGGCAGAGACAGCGGACGCCGTTTGGGAAGCAGTCGCTGCAGGCTACACCAACACTCTCGAAATGGGTGGCAAGCTTCAGGATGACATCGCAAATGTTGCTTCTCTTTCAGCAGCTGAGACAGCCGATGCTGTGTGGAAGGCCGCCGTCGTTGACTATGATGGTCTTACTGCCGAAATGGGTGGTAAACTCCTCGATAGCACAGGAACTACCCTAAACCCCTCAGATCTGCTTGACATTGCTGATGCTGTGTGGGAAGCTGCTACGGCAAGCTACTCCGACAACACCCAGATGGGTGGCAAGATTCTGGAGGACCTTGCGTCTATCGTTACTACACTTAGTTCCGGGGTTGGCCTTACCGTTGACCAACAGACCCAGCTACTTGAGACATGGCGCATACTTGGTCTAGATCCTGCAGCAGTTCTTACCGTGTCCAAGACCGGCAGAACCGCAGGTTCTATTAGTCAGCTTATTGAGGACAACGTACCAGTTGCTGGCTCTGTCCGAGTTACGAGACAATAATGCCCGTTGTTATTCCAGGCGCAGATTGTGTCCTTGCTGACCCGATTCACGTTGCTACCCAGGGATTGGTTGACAATCCCATAGGAATGGCTACATTAGGTTGGGTAGTGCAGGTAGAAGCACAACCGCCCACGGTAGTCATTCCGGTGCCGCCAAACAACATTGGCTCTATTGTGGGAGATCCAAGAAGAGAATGGTGGGTTAGACGAGATGACACAGAGCCGTGGCACGGTCCCCTATCTTACAGAGATGCTAACTATCAGGCTCGTAGAATGACAGTGGACGCTGATAATACTATCTCAGAGGTGAAGTACGCACAGGTAGGTACCATTCTCGGTACCCGTGGTGGCGACCCCCAAGTTACCCCAGACATGTTTGTGGCATACCTTTACGAAAACGGGAAGCAGTATCTCGGTGGCAGAATGGCTGAGTTCAACTCAGACAAGGTTCCTGTATCATGACAGAGGCGACGTTATATGCTGACTATCAGAAGTACGTGGACCTACTTCTGGAGCACACGCCTAAAGTAATTGTAGGGTTTGACGAGACGGGGAATGGCGCTATCGCTGGACCTCTTTGCGTAGGTGCGTGCGCCCTGGAGCTAGACTTTGCCGAAAAGGTGAAGGACTCCAAGAGATACTCCTCGGATGGTGCTCGTGAAAAAGCCTACCAGATGGTAATCACCCATGCTATTGAGTACAAAGCCTTCATGGCTTACCCTAACGAGATTCAAAAGCAAGGACACGGAGAAGCTCTTACCGCCCTGTATAAAGCTGCGCTAGAGCATATGTACGACAAGTTCGGGGATGATGGACTTTACATCTTAGATGGTGATCAGACCGTAGAGGGTTTAGACATCCCTCACACAGCCTTAGTGAAGGCTGATGATTTCATTCCGGCAGTATCCGCTGCCTCTATCATTGCCAAAAGAGACAGAGATAGGATTATGGTTAAAGCCCAGCCTGCTGCTTGGCATTTTGACAAGTCTAAAGGATATCCCACCCCAGAGCATCTTCGGCTCCTCGAAGACTTGGGGCCTATCAGAGGTTTGCACAGAATGAACATTGAAAGGGTTCGCAAAGCCTACGATAAACAGGGATGGTATAAAGAAAAAGGATCATGAGACAAAAACCGATTGAGAAGATAAAGCACGGACCCAAGGTCATAGATGCTTTAGAAGAAGAAGCTCTATTCTTCGTTGAAGACATTAGAAGGGCAACGGGACTGGACGACAAGACGCTTCGTGGTGTCTTGTCTAGCCTTTTGAAGAACCACTACCTCTACAAGAACGAACGAGGACAGTGGTATAGACTCTCCGAGAGTGAGTAGAAGCAATATGGGGACAAAAACAACTCTATACCTAGAGGATTGGCACTCTAAAGCATGGCTTACAGCTTTAGAGAAGCTCATAGCTCCTAAGTATTCGTGCGCTACCGCCTCAGTGCAGGTTGCGGTCCAATCTTGCCTAGAGCTTCTAGGTACAAGAACGGACGATACTGCAGTTATTATGCCAGTGACCTCAGCCCCGGATACGCTTAGCGCCGTACTCCGTTCGGGCTCATACCCACTTTTGCTTGATATAGATGAAGAAACTCTGCAGATGGATGTAGAGCAGCTTAGTGAGTCATTGTCCTTGATGGAAGAAGAGGAGAAGGTGCCAGTTGTCCTTTTCAATCGGCCATTTGGCAATCCCATTCGGCCAGAGTTGCTGGAGATGGTTCAGGACCTCCCCAGTATCATGGACTCCAGATTGGTTCCTCATAAAGACTTAGGCGAAGACGACCTGTGTTGCACGTTCAATATCTTCGACCTGACCCCTCTTTGCGGTGCAGGTGGGTTCATTATCCACGGCTATGCCATGCAGGTGAAGCAGCTAAAGCAGGTAGCTTCAGGGGTCATGGGCCTCGGAGGAGGGCTGCCCGAGCTTCTAGCCGAGAAAGCGGTCATAGAGATTAAGCTTGACTGCATCGAGCCGCTGGAGTGGGTCAAGGTGCCCAACTCCCGCAGAGCTGTGGCAACCCTGGCCTCCCACAACATTGAAGCTGTGGTTGGGGTGTTTCCTCTGTTCAAGCTGGAAGAAGTTAAACGTAGGTATTCTGAAGAGCCAGAGTACCCAATAGCTGAGAAGGTAGAAAACTCGTACATTTGTGTCTCTTCGAAGGCACTTACTAAGGTAAACAAGATACTATGACCAAGAAGAACAAGGTAGCAGTGCATTTGCCAGTTATGATTTCAAGGGAGCTTTTGGAAGAGCACCCACGAAACTCTAACAAGCAGTCTAGACACATGTTTAAGGAGCTTCGAGAGAGCATCCGAGAGAACGGTTTCGATGAGACTGTAACTGTCGTCCCTAGGGATGACGGGAATGATGGCTACTGGATCGTGGCGGGCAACCACCGTTACAGAGCGGGCTCCGAAGAGGGAATGGATGAGTTCCCTTGTGTCGTGCGAGGCGACTGGGACGAGGTTCAGCAGCAGATCGAGCTGGTTCGTAGAAACTACGTTCGTGGTGCCATCGACAAAGATGCCTTTACCATCGCAGTCAACGCTTTGTCAGCAGAGCAAGAGATTAGTGTGGACGAGATCCGAGAGTCTATGGGCTTTTCGGATGTTGATACCTTTATGGCATTCTACAAAGAGGAGAACGAGCGCCTAGAGCAGGTAGCCCGAGATGCTGCGGAAGAACGCCAGTCTAGCGCCCCCGCTATCAACATGGTTGATGACCTTGGGTTAGTGCTTTCTACTATCTTCGAAGAGCACGGGGACACCGTTCCCTACAGCTTCCTCGTTTTCCCCGCCGGGGGCAGGAACCATATGTTTGTGGCTGCCACCCCTGCACTTGTAAGAAGCCTGACCACCGTGGCAGAGTACTGCATAGGCAACCACCTTGACATAAATGTCGTGCTAGGAGGGTTATTGACTATTGGCATAGATGCCAGTAATATGATACCTGAGGGTGAGACAGAGGAAGTTATCGAAAAAGGCTCTGTTGACCTAGACAAGCCCGAGGAGTTCTAATGGAAGAAGAATGGCCAACAAAAGAAGTCCTAGCTCATAGGTATCAGAATCAGCCGTGGCACATAAAGCTTTGGCGCAATCGCTGGACCCTTATGGTTCCTGTGTGGTTCCTGCGTAGTATAGGCAAGAAGTACAGTGATGGCAGCGTGCTACACCCTAAGTTTGTGTGGAGTATCTGTCGTGGTACCGCGCACCACAAAATGGACTGGTGGTACACAATGGACGAAGTAGAAGAACGTATAGAAGAGAAGTTCGTAATCTATGACTATTGAGATTCATACACCGTCTCCTATCATACGGCCAGAGGACATTACCGTTGAGGATTTGAAGCACCTAGCGAAGGATAGCTTCCCGTTGTGGTGCCTGGCTCATGGAGCCGAGGTAGATAACAACCCCGTGGAGTTCGAGAAGCATAGGTATTTGTTGCCCGTCTACGCCGACCAGTCTACCGAGGTTGTGCTTGCTAAAGCAGCACAGATGGGTGCTACAGTGTGGATGATGCTCAGGATCCTGTGGTGGCTACATGCTCACCCAGGACGTAAAGCGGGCCTCTACATGCCCAACAAGGAGCTTGTAGACAACACCTCCGCTGACCGCCTCACCCCGCTCATGCAGTCTGTGCCTCCTATTGCTGAGATATCTGATGTCAACGATAAGCTGGGGCTACGCAAGATTGGAAAGTCGTCTTTCTATCTTCTACACCTAGGGGGTAAGTCCGCAAAGGACTCGGTTCCTCTTGACTACGTTAGCTTCGACGAGATTCGTCTGTGTAGCGATAAGGATATCGACCAGACAATGGAACGTATCGCTCACTCTCCATACAAGATGAAGCTGTTCGCTTCTACTACAGGTTTACCTGGGTCTAACATCGACATGAGGTTCAACCTTGGTCGCCAGTATCAGTGGATGGCGAAGTGTGGTTGCCCTGATGGGTGCAACCTAGCCCGTACCTTCCCTGACTGTGTTATAGCGGATGACCCCAGGCGTCCTGATGAGGTCTACCTGCGCTGTCCTAAGTGTAAGTATGAGATCAAGAACCCGCAGAATGGGCGATATGAATCCCACAATCCTGGTGCAGACTACAACAGCTACCATGTGTCTCAGCTTGTGTCCCAGTTTATTACTGCCAAAGAGATTTGGGACTTCTGGAAGAGGACGACAAACAAGGCTGAGTTCTATAATGCTAAGCTCGGTCTACCTTACGTGGATGCTGAGAACGTAGGCGTCACCCTGCCTCAGCTTAAAGCTTTGATAAACGAGGATCTCCCTTGGGCAGAGCCCAACAAGCCCACAACGCGCTGTGCTATGGGAGTGGACCAGGGAGCTGGTTACTTGTACGTCATCGTCTCCGACCTGAAAGAGGGAAAGAAGCGTATCCGCCACACAGAGATTATCGAGCAGCACAACCCCTCTTACCGTGGACCTGACGGAGCATTGGTTAGTCCGTTCAACAGGCTGGCTGAGATCATGAGGGAGTACAACATTGCGCTAGGAGTGGTTGATGCCATGCCTAACGTCAATGATGCCCTCCAGTTCGCCAGTCAGTTCCCAGGCCGTGTCTTCCTTGCCTACTACTCGCAGGATGCCAAAGAGATCGTGCAGTGGAATGACCGCAAGAAGGTAAAAGAGACTGTGAGAAAAGCTGGGCCACTTTTGAAATTTAAGCACACTTGCAGCGTGGCTAGATTCTCTTCTCTTGATTACATGTTTGGCGAGCTGAAGTCGGGAGGCTATGTCATCCCTGATCCTGATAGGCTTAGACAAATGGCCTTTGATGAAAAGACAAACCTACTGACCCCAATGGAACCCACCAGACGACTGTTCGACCACCTTACTAGGTTGACCAAGAATTTCCATGAAACCAACGAGGAAACGGGTGATGGGCGCTGGAGGTGGGTGTATGGTGGGGGCGACCCACACTATGCGCATGCATTAAACTATTGTAACGTAGCTCTTGAAAGGCTGAAGAGACAGACTATCTTCACCTTCGCCTAAATGCTGGTATAACGTCTCGTGAAAACATATACACATCCAAAATGGAAAGATCCTGAATATCGTAAGGATTATCAGAAGGCTTACAGGCAGAAGAACAAAAAGAAGTTGAGGGCGTACTATGTTGAGAACAGGGAGAAACTTCTAGCTGCAGAAAAGCGTAGATACAAAGAGAGGGATCCAGTGGCTCGTGCTGAGTACAGGCGAGCTTACTATGAAGCAAACCGCGAACGCGCTGCGCAACGCCAAAAAGAGTACGACAAACGAAACCTGTCAGCTAAGCTAGCGCGCAACATGGCACGTCGTGCAGACAAGCAGTCGAGAATTCCGGCGTGGGCTGACACAGAAGCCATCAATTTGTTTTACAGAAACTGCCCAGATGGTTTCCATGTGGATCACATTGTTCCACTAAAAGGTGAGAACGTGTCTGGACTTCACGTCATAGAGAACTTACAGTACTTAACAGCAAGAGAGAATCTACAAAAGGGGAATCGTTTCTAATGCCATACATTAAACAAGAAGATAGGCTAGGACCTACCATGATAGCGGAGACTCCGGGTGAGCTTAACTACCTGATCTCTACACTCATAAATGAGTACATCTTGCGTGAGGGCCTAAATTATGCCACACTTAATAGTATAGTAGGTGTGCTGGAATGCGCGAAGTTAGAGTTGTATCGTAGAATAGCCGCGCCCTACGAAGATGAGAAATGTGATGAGAATGGGGATGTGTACGAAATCTAACCTTCACTGACCTGCTCAGAGGTGCCCATTGCGGGGCCTAGGAGGGGGCATATAGCGGACTTCAAGCCAACCATGACCACCACCCCCAAGAATCACAAAGATAATACTCCCGACCAGTCAGAGGCAGTGGTAGACCGCCTTCTGGACGAAGTTAGAAACCTCCGGACTCAGCTTTTCGAGATCCGTCACGAGGTAAACAATGCTGGACCCGATTTTGACAGAATGTCTGTCGTCGGAGGAATCAGGAAGATAACCAAGGATAGAAGGGACGGGGAAACCGAGATTCGCAAGCTCAACAAGGAGCTTAATAGACTTATCATAACGTCTTCAAAGTAATGCTGCGTGTTACTGCTTTGTGGGCTATACTGAAGATTGTTCTTTAACTAAGGAGATCAACCTTCATGAAGCTTTCACTAAAAGACAAGATACTAATGCTTGTCCTTCCCCTAGGCTCTGCCATACTGCTTTACGGCGCATTGGCGTCCGAGTACAGCTGGTGGCCATTCTGATAACAGACGTAATAACTTTTCTTATGTGCCTTATCTTTGCACCACCCTTTGTTGTGTGGGGCATACATCACCTCAGTAGAAAGAGAGATTATGGCGAACATCTTGATTGACCTGTTCGGGGATTCCGAAGAAGAGCCAAAAGAGAAAAAAGCGGCCGACCCTAAGCCTGAAGCTAGGGAGGACCGCCTTTTGAGAAAACAAGTAATCAATATTGATGGTGAAGTAATAGACGACCCTTACGCCTAACTTACCCGACAATCAAACGCGGCCCTCAGGAAGTGTACCCTGGGGGCCGTTTCTTTATGCGTGGATAGCGAGCATCACAAGAGCCAGCAACTCTGGCTCTGTTATCCGGTCAACTGAAAGGTAGTCCATGAAGTCAGGGGCCATCGTCCTGTAGCCGTACTCGTCTTGGATAGTAGCAGCTAGGCCTCCAGCGCTGTCCTGTAGCTCCACAAAACGGAAGTAGTGATCTCCATCCTCGTGGTTAATGCGCCAATACGTCTCCGGTTCGATCTCTAGCCCTTCAGGAGTACAGTAGTAGGGCTCTCTAGTAGGACTCGAAGACATCGCGTCCTGGGAAGTAGGCAATGTGGTCAACTTCTTTACCACCTCGGAAGGTGAATATAGAGAGTTCAACGTCTTCTTTACGCGGGTCATGTCCTTTGCTCCTTGCTTCACTAATCCAGGCAGCCATAATCCAACCAGCTGGTAGCCCAGCATCATGCACGAGCAGGAAACAGGTATTTCCACTACAGGTAGACTCTGCCCAACCGTCCATGTCAGAGACAGCGCGCATACCTGCATCCTCGTACCACTGACAAAGCTTTGTACCGTGGCGAAACGGCTCTTTCTCAAGAGTAACTACTATCGGAGTGGTGATTTCTATTACTGGGTCAGGAAGCACCTCGGCAGTGCCTGGGCTAATAATAAGCACAGGCTTGTCTTGCGTGTTGACCTTGTAGATCACGAATCCTGCTAGCAGGACCAGAGCAGCAACTGCCGCATGTTTCTTATTCATCTTCATCTACCTTTACCTTAAGTGTCGGATCGTTCCCTATATCGTCGAGATCGTCGAACAAATCGTCTTTAACATCGTCCCAGGGGATAGTCTCCCCTTCGTCTAACTCTTTCGCTCGCCAGTTATCGTAAGGAGCCCCGTCCACAAGAATGTTCTTGTGAGCGATAGCGCCCTTCACGTCCTCTAGCATCATTTCTAGCACAGTTTGTAGCTCCTCAGGGGTATCTCCCATAGGAGTCTCCGCTCCGGTGTAACCCAACCCTGGGTACTCCTCGCACACATGGTAGTAGGTTTCCCCGCCGTGCTTCTTCTCTAGGAGGGCATACCGCCAGTGAAACTCTTCTTCGTCGTCCTCTACTATATTTACTACTTTCTTAGTCATTCCCGCTCTCTTTCTGCTGTTCATTCGTAGGAAGAATCTAAATATATGTGCGTACCAGGGATCTGGCCGTAGTGGTGGTTCCCAGTCTTTCATACTTCCCCCAATATAAGCAGTCCTATCTCAGAGTCAATAGCGTCTTGGCCAGCATCCTTCAGTTTGTCGAAGCGCCTATACATTTGTCTGCGGTCGCGCATACGGTTAGCGTAGTCAGTAAACCACTGCGGGGCGTACCAGGCATGCACAGGCTCTATTGTGTACGTCCACTTATCTTTGTCTGGTAATACTGAAAAGTCTATACATATGTACTCAGCCCCGATCGGGCCATCTACCCCTCTCCTTTTCAGAGCATTGCCACATTGTCCGTCTAGCCGCCAGAGACCTTTGGCGTTGACCCTTCTGCGGCCATCATTGGCTGCCTCTATAGCTTTAGGAACCTCGTGGTAGGTTTTCCTGATACCATTGATTTTAGCTTGTGAGCCAGAAGGATTTCCTTCTATATACCAGCCCCTTTGGTTCTTGACACGTTCAATACGGGTTTCCAGCCAGTTCTGCTCGTTGTTCAAGCGCCTGCTGGTGATAAACCCTAGTGTCCCGTCGTTCTTACGCCGCATTACTTGTTCCTTCTGGCCTGAATCTTTCGTACCACGAACATGAGTGGTAGAAGCACTGTGATGCTCACAGGTATAGCGAACAGTGACCAGCCGATGGCCGGGTGGTAGGGCCAAAACTTCACCATGACGAAGAACCAACCCACGCTGATCCCCGCCATAGTAACCATTGTGATGACCCATCCGAGTGGTGAGTTCTGATCGATCGTTTGTTTTACATCCATAAATCCTCTTCTTTTTCCGTCCCCTTAGACCCCTGTTGTTTATCCACTAGCTCCTGAGCTACCTCAGCGAGCTTAGTTAGGGCCTCGGCTATCTTCTTCACGTCTTTGGCTAGGTCAGTCAGTGCTGGTATCTTCATATTCATTTCTCCTCCTCCTTAGAGTCACAGAAGTCAGGCCCCGAAGTCTCTTTGCAGTCACAGCCCGTGCGTAGCCCGAATGCGCAACACACTTCATCCCGAGGGTCTAGTTTAGTGACACAACCATTCTTGTCACACTTACAGGGCTCACCTGTGGCCGTGCAGATAAACTCTTTCTCCTCAGACATTAGTGCATTTCCTTTTTAGCTGGTTCCATAGGCACATAATCTGTAAGGAGGTCAGCTACCGTTAATTCGTGAGCTGTGCCTCCTAGAAAGGCCACCCTAACCATAGGCTCATAGCCTGTGGCGTGGTTACGCGGGTACACGTCCAAGATGTAGCAACTGCTGTTCCCGTCTCTCGCATACCATTCTGCTGTGGAGAATAGCTCCTCCAGCTTATCGCAAACCATCTGTGGAAGGCTAACCTTCTGAGGCTCGGCAGTAATGTGCTCCACTAGACCATCGGCAGAGGCTTTCTTAAAGCTTTGAAAGAAGGCCTTCACACGTTCCCACCTAGTGAGAGCAATGCGCTCTGCTGCATCCCCCAAAATAGCATCTAGGTCAATCTCGTAAGCCTCGTTGCCGTCCTCTGGGATAAAGACAAACCGTCCTGGTATATGTTCGCTCATAGCTGCCTTTCCAGGATGAGTAGCCCTGCTTCGGACTGTACGCCCTCGGGGTCATCCTTATAAATCATAACCGTGTCGTAGAACTTAGCTCGTTGCTGTGCGTTGAAGCCAGCCTTCTTGAGTCCATCAATCATGTCGGAGCACCAAGCAGGTGCCCAATGCGCTGGCTGTAGCTCAACCACGTCCTTGCGGCATAGGAGCTTCGTGTCTGCCTGGATAATCCCGCAGGTGTCTCCTAGCCCTCTCCGTATCAAAGCTTCAGCCGTCTTGCCGTCCAGTCGAATCATGCCCTGTTGAGCCAGCTTGAACCGCTCCTTGTTGGCCTGAGTCACAAAGCTGTCTAGCTTGTCAGCAAGAGCGTTGTACTCATCAGCCATGCTCTGGCTACCTGCTGCCTTCTGGCGGAAGTACTCCTTGCGAAGCTGTACGTCCTTGAGCCCGTACTGCTCTAGCTCCTTGGGGAATTCAGCTTTCTTCTTCTGTGTCATCCTCTTCGCCCTCTTCTGGTTCAATGTCAGCTAAAAGCTGTGGTGGTTCAGGTTCTTCCAGTTCTCCCAGATGCACATCAATGACATTCCTCAATGCGTTCTGTTTCTGCTGGTCTTCCAGGCTGTCAAACTGCTCAAAGAAGGGAGCCACCTTCATCGTGTGCTCGTGCTCGATAGCTGCCTTCTTCATAATGCCAAGGTCCATGAGTAGCTTCACGGTCTTTTCCCTCGAAGCCATCACTGTGTCTAAAGCTTTATTAGCCGCACTAGGCTTCTCCTTCTTGTGGGTGAAGTAAATCTCCCACGCTCGCTGCTCTACCTCTTGGTAGAGGCTAACCGACTCCCCAACTACCTGCTCCTGGTCAATGGTGCGCCCTTGCTCCGCAAATATCTTCTTGATAGTGCGTATCTCTTTAGCAATCATGGGCTGGCTAACATCTTCCAGCTTGGCTATAGCTGTCTGGGTGAGCCCTCGGAAGCGATAGTTCAAAACCCTTCTCTGCCGCTCGTTCAGTTCCGAAGGAGGATCCTTGATAATATCGTTCGTCAAGGCAGCGAGATCGGAGGGGTTCTTAGCGGCCCCATATAAGCTTTTATCCTTCTTGCTGCTCATCTTCAGTTTCTTCCTCTTTGTTCTCTTCTTGCTCTTCACAAAAGTCGTTGTGGCGCTGTGCTGGCGTGCCTTCGAAGTACTCCTCTATCTGTTCTTCGGTTTCATCTACATCGGGCTTCTTAGTGCCGGGGTCGTGTGCTCCCTGGTGTCGCGACCACGCCGCCCCTGCTTGTGGATTTCTGCGCTTTGTCATAATAACCCTCGGACCTATTGCCCCCTGTAATTCCTGCCATTTGTTCATAAACCAGTATAACCATTTGCGTAATATTAGTCAACTACTTACAGGGCAACGCCTGTTCGTTCTAGGATAGCAATGTACGCAATGTTGCCTACAGGACCAAAGATAAGCATAAGGTTATTCAGATCCCATGCAGCCGACAGACCTGTAACAAAGTCAGGCTCGCCCACGGCCTCAATCAAAGCCGCAGCTAGAGCCTCGCCATCAGAAGCTTCCACCATCACAGCTGCTCCCTTAGTAAAGCCAGCATTGATCTGGACTGAAAAACCAGCAAGACCCTCCGTACAGGTGTGGTAGTTCGCGCTAACAAGTAGTTTCCCACCCTCATTAGCACACAACGCCTCAAACGACTCTGCGTCCAGCGTCAGCAACGCTTCTAGGAAGTTCACGACGCCCTCATACTGGTTGGCGGCGGTTGATTCCTCAATCACTACCGGGTCTGGGGTGGTCGTGGCGCTCGGTATG